TAGGTCAACCGATAAAGTAGATAATGAAATGTCTGAAGATTTTACTAGATTAGATGGAGAAAAGTCCTCAGTTCTAGGTGAAATAAGTTCTGAAGAGTATTTCTCACATATTAAGGGTGATGGTAAGATTAAGATAAAGCGAGATTTTACTCCTAAATTCGAGATAGAAAAACACACCAAGAAATTAAATATTAAGATAATCGATGACGAGTCTAGACTCTTAGAGTTTTATATTAGTAAGTACCCCAACGAATATGATAGGAAGAGTAATGTCTTGATAAGTCGGATTAAGAAAATCGATAATAACCCAAGGGCGTCTACCTTGATTCATTTTGATACAGTTTCGTTCATCACTTATAACGATTTGGGTGTTGCCGATAATCTATTGTTCGAATTCAACAATATCCAATATAGTAGTACGGCTGAGTTTGATGGTTATTACGTCTTAAAGTTTGTATCTGCTATTACAATAAACGGAGATAGTCAGGTTGAAGAATTTAGAATGACGGAATTGGATGACAAATACGAGGCAAAAGAAGCTAGAGAAGAAAATGCGGCAAACTATACTTCTTTCCTTTAGCTAGATATTTACGATTAAAGTTACACTTAATGGCGAAACGCAACGGAAGGACTCCACGAGTCGAAGAGGAGGATAATTTTTACACACCAGATGTCACCAAAATGTTGGGACATAGATTTAGGTTTAAATGTAAGAATGAAGCCCAAAAAGAATTTTCTAAATTAATCACCGACAAAGAAATAATAATAGCAGCGGGACCTGCTGGAACTGGTAAAGCCCAACCACTGGACGCTAAAATACTCACACCTAATGGGTGGGTGACCATGGGTGATATTAATGTTGGGGATATTATTATGGGTCGTGACGGTAAAACGACTAATGTATTAGCTACACACCCACAGGGTATCAAACCAATATATCGAGTCACGTTTAGTGACAACTCTAGTACAGAATGTTGTGCAGAACACTTATGGTTCACCCAAACGGATAAAGATAGACATAATAGAAAACAACTTAATGGTGAACGTATCAGTTCACCCAAAGACGGCTCAGTAAAGTCGCTGTTGGAGATTAAAGATAGTATATTAGTTAGGGGTCGTACAAACCATAATATCCCCCTAGTAGAGCCAATACAGTTCCCACCCCAACCATTAGTGGTTGACCCATATTTAATGGGATGTTTATTGGGTGATGGTAGTATAACATCTAATAATATAAAAATAACCTCACCAGATGAAGAGATTATTGATAATATCGATACAGTTATAACTGAAGGGTGTTACAGTAAAAAGATACCTAGTTCTCAGTATGATTACGCTATAAATAGTGTCGGTAGTAAAAATCCAATTTTAGATGAACTACGAGAAGTTAAGCTATTTGGTTGTAAAAGTCTTAATAAATTTATACCAGATAAATACCTATTTAACGACATTAATGTTAGGGTGGGGGTGTTACAGGGTTTGATGGATACTGATGGTACTGTTGATAGTCGAAAAGGTACTAGTACTACATTTACCAGTATATCCAAACAATTAATTGATGGTTTAGGGTTTATAATCCGAAGTCTGGGCGGTACCTATACCACATCAACTAAAATGGGTAAATATAAGAATAAGTCTGGTGAGTTGGTGGAAACTAACGTAGCATATACACTACATATGAAACTACCAACCAATATAAGTCCGTTTAGGTTAAGTAGAAAAACTAACCTCGTAACGCCTAAAACTAAATATGGGGCTATGCGCTTTATAAGTAATGTCGAATATGTTGGGGATAAAGAGGCTAAATGTATTACTATCGATAATAAAGACCATTTATATGTAACTGACGACTTTATAGTGACCCATAATTCATTCGTGGCCATCGGACGAGCAATCGAATTACTCCAAAACGTCTCAAACCCATACAACAATATTGTAATATCAAAACCTTCGGTCGAGGCCGAGGAAAAGGTGGGATTCGTTCCTGGTTCAATCAGAGAGAAAATGGAGCCTAGTATAGCGTCAGCGCTAGATATTATTGATAAAATCATAGGAAAAGCAAACCGAATAAAGCTAGAGGAACAAGAATTGATTATCATTCAACCACTAGGCTTTATTAGAGGTAAAACCTTTGACAATAGTATGATTATAATTGAGGAGGCTCAAAACCTATCACCTAGCCAATGTAAGACTCTGTTGAGTCGAATTGGTAGCGCTAGTAAGATGATTATATCTGGAGACTTAGACCAATCTGATAGGTATAAAGATGTCCGCCAAAGCGGGTTATTTGAGCTTATGACGATACATAGGAATATACCCGAAATAGGGTTCTACGAATTCGGACTTGGAGATATTGTTAGAAATCCGTTGATTACTAAGATTCTAAAGAATTATCCTCAGACCGCAATGCCCCAGCTTAAAAAGAAAGAACCTACAAAACCAGAAATCAGGGTAATACCAGAAGGTTCAACACCTAAAAAGGAATCTACATCTTTGGATTCGGGTAGTTGGATTAAGGACGTCCAAAAATTTTTTAAAGAAAAATTCTCTTGGTAACTTTACTTTAAGCTAAGTTATCCCTATTCTTATTACCATGAGAGTAGGAATTACATTAATTAGATAAAACGGTAAACTATGAAAAAAACAACTAAGGTTGGTATCACGTTAGATGAGGTCATTAGAGACTTCTTAGGCCACCTAGCTTATACTATGGCGAAGGTTAGTGGCGATAAAGATTATAGCGTAACGGAAGACGATGTTACTTCATACGACTTGGCAAAGCATTTTGGCTTCAAGTCTAAAGAGGAAATGTATAAGATTTTTTATGAAGATGCTGCATTGGAGCTGTTCGGTCATCCTGACCAGTTGCATGATAACATCATGAATAAATTGAACACCTTATATCTAGATATTCTAGATGATGAGGAGGATATCGAATTCGTTATCATTGAACGCTCTGTTAGTAGAGCCATCCCCGCAACCTTCTTCTTCCTATCCAAACTTGAGTGTGAAATACCAAATATCAGGTTTGTAAACGAATACGAGAATATGTGGGACCATGTGGACACACTAATAACCGCAAACCCAATAGCATTAGAGTCTAAACCAAAAGATAAAACTTCGGTAAAAATTCATGCTCCATATAATGTTGAGAGTACTGCTGACTTCGAATTAGATTCGTTGGTTGACTTTATTAACGACATTGACATCCAAGATAAAATCTTAGGATATAACGCAGAAGAAAGATAAAAAATATGAACTACTATATCGACTTAGATGCACTTTCCAAATTTGTTACAGTTACTTATGAGGATAATAAAATAACAGAAAAAGAAACTAACACGACTGAGGATGGTCGTATTGCCACCAACTTAAAAGAGTTTGACAGACAACTAGAGATTGATACCACCAAGTATAATATGGTAAACACTCTATTAGAAGTATTCCTAAGTCAAGACATGTCTGAATTAGATTTCACCATGGGTATTGATAGAGCATTAGCGAAGGCCCCGACTGGATTTAGAGTTGCGGTTAATACGCTAGAGCAATATGGACTAATTAAAGAATTTGAATAAAAAGAAATGGATAATCAACAAATAGAATTAACTGATGTTTTGGCTAATCTGAAGAACAAGGATACTAACCTATACTTCTTCACATTGGATACCATGGGTAACCCAACCGCTGGTGTGGCAAACATTTATGAGCACGTTAAAGTATTAACAGAGCTAGGGTATCATGCACATATTTTGCATGAGAAAAATAACTACAAATTACGTGGAGACGAGAATGGTATGGGACTAATCGATTGGTTAGGTGAGGAATATGGCGAATTGAGTCACGTTTCTATTGAACAGCAACAGCTTACAGTTAAGCCTAGCGATTTCATTATCATTCCAGAGATTTTCGCTAACGTAATGGAGCAGGTTAAATCGTTCCCGTGTAAGAAAATCGTTTTCTGTCAAAGTCCAGAATACCTTTTGGAATTACTACCAGTGGGTAGACGATGGACAACCGACTACGGATTTCATGATGTAATTACGACAAGCCAAAAGCAAGCGGATTATGTTAGAAGTTTGTTTTTAGATGTGAACACTCACATCATTCCTGTTGGAATACCAAGCTACTTTAAAACAGACGCTAAACCTAAGATACCTTTGGTAACATTGGTAACCCGTAACCAAAACGATGCAGCTAAAATTGCTAAGGCATTTTATCTACAGTACCCACAATATAAGTGGATTTCATTTAAGGAGCTGAGAGGTCTCCCTAGAAAGACATTTGCTGAGGAACTAGGAAAGTCTTGTCTGGCTGTCTGGATTGATGATATGGCAGGTTTCGGTACGTTCCCATTGGAAGCGTTTGAATCTGACACACCAGTAATCGGTAAGATGCCGAATATCATTCCAGAGTGGATGGAAACGACTGATGCGGACGGTAACCCGACAATCAAGAATAACGGTGTGTGGACTAATACTCCGCATAACATTCCTGAACTTATTGCGACTTACATTAAGGTGTGGTTAGAGGATGGAGTACCTACCGAACTTTTGGATACTATGAAGGCATCCACGGGTCATTACACAGTAGATGCTCAACGAGATGAGATAGAAACAGTATACGCTCAATTGGTAAACAATCGAATTGAAGAGATTGAGGCGTTAATAGAAACAGCACCAGTTGCTAAATAATAAGAAACATGGGAAAAATAGAAAGAACCAATATAAGTGTAATCATTCCGATTCACGAATTTAATGATGAGACAACTAACTCATTTGGTATTGCAATTGAAAGCATTCGCCAACAAAAAGTATTTCCAGATGTAGTATGTGTCGTAGTACCTAAAGGGTCCGATGCGGCTAAATACATTAAGAAGTTCGAATTCAATCTACCAAAAGACACGGTCGTTATGACAGTGTTGAATGAGGGTGAGACGGATTTCTGTAATCAAGTTAATCTAGGTATCGAAAATGTACCTACCGAATGGTTCTCCATTCTAGAATTTGATGACGAGTACTCAACAATCTGGTTTGATAATGCGGTTAAGTATAGAGAAGCGTATCCAGAAGTGGGTATCTTTTTACCTATGATTGCAGACGTCAATAAGGATGGGCAATACATCGGAGGAACTAATGAGGCTGTTTGGGCCAACCAATTCTCTGATGAAATGGGATTCCTAGACGAGGGAGCACTGTTGCGATATCAAAACTTCACCACTTCTGGTGCTGTGATTAAAAAGGAAACAATTGAAGACTTCGGTGGGTTTAAATCTAAAATCAAACTTACCTTCATTTACGAATTCCTATTGAGAATGTCTCATAACGCTGTATCTATTATGGTAATTCCTAGAATTGGTTATAAGCATGCAAACCTAAGAGATGGTTCATTATTTGCTGACTATGCGATTGAGTTGGACCAAAACGAAAGTAAGTGGTGGTTAGAACAAGCTAAGAAGGAATTCCATTGGTCTGAGAACAGAGTATTAACATACGAAACTACGTAACATGGCTACAAAAGGACGAAAAAGGACAATTGCACCTTACTTCGGTCCCGTACAAGAAGAAGCTGTGATTTTATATGTTGCGTCTGACGACCAACAAGAACGAAATATTATATATAGCAGAAACCTTCATGAGCCGCTGAACAAAATGGTAGAATATATCATTAAACGCTATAAGCTCTATCGAAAAGGTATGACATTTGAAGAGCAGCACATGGATGCGCTGGGTGACCTAATAATGAAAGCCGATAAATTTGATGGTGGAAGAGGCAAGAAAGCCTACTCGTACTACGGAACGATTATAAAAAGGTATTTGATAGGTAAGCTTATCGAAGACGATAAGAACATGAAGAAGTATAGCTCGTTTGATGACGTTTCTAGTTATCTAGAAACCAAAGACGACTATCAATATGAATTGATAAATCACGATGATTTTACTATTCCTAAATTCATGGTCAAATTGGTTGTCGAAATCAAGAAAGAGATTGACAAAGGACTTGAGGAGAACGAGAGGTCTCCTAACAAGAAGAAGTTCAGTGATAACGAACAATCGGTAGGGTATGCCCTAATCGATATTCTAGAGAACTGGGAAACCATTTTCGAAGATATGGGTTCTGGCAGTAAGTACAACAAAATTGCTATCCTAGAAACGATGCGAAATAACACTGGGTTGACGACTAAAGACATTAGATTAGCGATGAAACGTTATAAGGGTCTTTACGACTTCCTTAAGATAGATGGTATAGAAAAAGGATTACATTGATGTTTATGGTGAAAAATGTAGGTTATTCGATATTTATTAATATAACAAACAAGTAAAACTGAACTATGGAATTAACTTGCAATACCTGTCATCAAGCTAAACATATTAGTGATTTCACTAAATGTAAGCCATGCTCCAATGGGGTTAGGAATACGTGTAAAGTATGTACTAGGCAATACAAGTTAAAATACGATAAAGATAACCATAAAAAGGTATCAGAATACAATGAGCAATATCGGAAAGATAATGCTGATAAGTATAGAGAATATATGACCGAATATAATCTTAAATCCGAAGTTAAAAGGAAAAAAAGAGAATATTATGATACCAGTATTCAATACTATCGTGACTTGGAAAAAACTAAAGAACGTAAACTTTACCGTTACCACTACAATAGAACCTCTCACCTAGCTAGGTGGAGAGCATTCCTTAATAATACCCTAAATAGACGTAACGAGCGTAAGTAAAATAAAACGATAGACTTGTTGGGATATACGTCAGACGACCTTAAAAAAACACTTAGAAGGACTATTTACTGATGAAATGTCTTGGGATAATTATGGTGAGTGGCATATTGACCACATTAAACCATTATATAGCTTTGACCCAGACACCCCCATTATAGTTGTAAATGCGTTAAGTAATTTACAACCATTGTGGGCTACTACTAGAGAAATTAACGGTGTAGTTTATGAGGGGAACTTAAATAAGCCTAAAAAATGATTAAAAATTAGAAATTTTGCCAAGAAAAAAGAAACAAGTAGTCAAGATAAACAACGTAACGAGTCTAGAAGGCGTGTTACAAGAAGTTTACAATGAAGCGTGTGGTAACATTAAAGATGCCCAAGGTATCATTAATGAACTATCTAACGGTACAACACCTGACGATGTTGATGACCACACTAAGATTGCTAAAGCTAAAACCGATGCTATTAAGGAAAAGACGACTAACATAAAGGTTAAGTTAGAAGTTGCCAAACTACAGAACGATAGCGTGAAGCATGCTGGTGACGTACAAGCTACATTACATAGCGTTGCTGATGGTGAAGTTACAACAGATGACTTCCACGCAGTTAAAAAGCTAATAAAAGATAAGGCAGCGGCTGATAAGGCTGCTGCTGATAAAGCAAATGAATAATGCCAGTATTAGACCAGAAGGAAAAAGCCTTTGGGAACATTGCAGCATTACGAACATTAACTGACGATTTTCCAGAGCTTAAACTAAACAATTCATTCCCCTCAATAAACAATCAAGGAAGTTCACAAGATTTCCTAATAGACTTACTAAAGTCTTTGGTTGGATATGAGGAGCTTAGAGACACGTTAGTCGAGATTCTGGTCTATGCCACCGAAGAAGCGGAGATAGCCGTTAAGGACTCCTTAAAACTACAATTAAAGAGCCTTGTGGCGTGTGGGGTTGACCCTTCTCTACCAGATTGGCTTATTAACGATGGTATAACCATTCCCGTTAAGAAAATTGACTTCATGAACATCATGAAGATTAATCCTGTTACTCAGGCGGGTAGTCTGTTATATGATGATGTTGCTAACACAACTAACTCGTCAGACTTCAACACATACCTGTATTATACGATTCAAGATGAAGGTACCACATATACGTGGGATAACATTTTCGATGTCCAATTTACACAGGTAGCTTCCCCAGATAATAACATTCTGAACTTCAAACCAACAGCAAGTTATACTAATCTAACAGACTTGAATAATGATTTTGTAGATAGTCTTAAGCTATTCGCTTCGGAAGATTTAATTATTAACATTATTGACACTCTATTTGGGAGTATCGCGGTACAACCTGAAGTCAATAAGACTGAGGAACAGTTAGAGATGGAGGCTAAGATTGATACTGTTATAACCTGTCTAGTTAGTGCTGACGCTGATAACGTATTTGATGATACTTATTTTGAGTTCACCAACGACCAATTACAGGGGATTAAAGAAGGTGCAACAAATAGAAGAAATGGGATACGTTACTTAGAAACGTGTGGGAACGTTAAAGTTGACGTGCCTATCGCACACTTAACAGCACTGAAAGAAGAAATGACACTCGCTAGTAATCAAGTAGAGCGTAAAACTGTTATCAGTAACAGTATAACAACAATGGCTAATAGTACTTCAGAAAGTTCTGAACCAGTTGACCAATACGGCATAGAATTGGGCTTTGTTGAGCTAATGTTAACATCGTTAATTAGGTCTATCGTTAATGCGATAATAAGTCCTAAAGTGTTAGCAATCTTCTTGATAATCTACAAGATAGTTTATGGGCCTACAGCGGACTACGGTGACCCACTAGTCTTTATATCACAAAATAAAACCTTGATGCGGAACATGATAAATAGTATCAGAGACATGATTGTCAAAGTACTATTGGATAAGGTTCTAAAGTTCATAATGAAATTAGTTGCGGCTAGTGCTATCGGCATGTTGAAAGAACAAGCCACAGCGCAGCTAGCTCAAATGTTAAGTCTTATCGGTATACCACAGGATGTTATACGTATGATAAGAGAAAATAGTATGTAATCATGGCAGAAACTTGCACAAAAAGTACGCAGAAAATGGGAGCTGGTGGAGGCGGAAGCTTCAGTTCCATGAGTAATATTTTACGAATCATCATGGCAGCATTCTCCATTATGAAATCACCAGCACAAACATTACCACCACCACTAATCATGATTGGTAGTAAGATGCGACCAGGACTGAGTGCCAGAGACTTATCCGCTAGAGTTATCTCTAGATTTTCGGAAGCCGATGCTGTAGGTGGAGAAATATTCCAAGGAGGAGACAATGTTATGACGGCACTAGAAGTGATTAGAATGGAAGAAATTGTTAGCGCAATTCAAACAGAAATGAAGATTTCATCAGTCATCGACCCAGGAAGTATCCTAGTACAATCCAACGGTGTTGGGTATGCTGGATGGCCTGTAGCAAGCGTTGGTACCAACCCAATTATCGTTAGTAGCGCGGGTGTAGCACAATAAGAAATATGGATAATATAGAAGAAACAAAAGACGCCAAATTTGCTGATATGTCAAACAGCGAATTAACGATGGAAGCAGAACGATTAGCAAACGCTCATACTGCTCTAAAGACTAAACTCGCCCAAGATTTGGATAGAGGTTGGGACACGTTGTTGGAATTTGAATCTAACTTCGCTCATATAAACAGAGTATTAAAGAGTAGAAATGTCTAATAAGTACGCCTACGGTCAAAAAAGTGAATTTAACAAAGCTCCTAGTGATAAGGGGATGCAAATTGGTACCGTAAAGTTTGTGGGTAAAGTTGGTGTTAATACTAAGAATGGACAACAACGAGCTGCTGACGAAAGATTCAACGCAGACCCTAATGTGATACGAGTTAGAATAGAAGGAGCTAGCTGGGATAAGAATAAGAATGATGCGGAATTAACTAACTGTAATCCACTACTACCAGCACACTTAAACGTAGTGCCTAAAGTAGGTGAGGTTGTATATATATTCACATTCGATGATGATACTAGATATGCCGATAGATTCTACATGGGGCCTATCATTTCAAGCCCATTAACACTACAGAAAGATACAATAGATAAGACAGCGTTATCTAGTCTAAGTATTTCACCATTAACACCTAACGTGGACGTAGATACAATTACAGACGCAAAAGGAGTCTACCCTAACGTGGAGGATATCTCTCTACAAGGTAGACGTAATGCTGATATCATTTTCAAGGAAAACCAAGCGATACTTAGAGCTGGACAACACGACTTGAATGACAATAAAATATTCAACACGCAGAACCCAGCATATATACAATTACGATTTGATGCTCCGATTAAGAAAGGGGAGAATGATAATGACCCAGAAAAAGGCACCGTAACCAACATTGTATCAAACAAGATTAACCTACTAACACATAAGGGGGGTTCTCCTAGATTTATATTAGCTGACAATGAGTATAATATTACAGACGAGGAACTACTTAACATTCTAGATACAGCACATCCAATAGCATTCGGTGACACGTTATTAGAATACTTGAAGAAACTTGAATTGGCGTTGGCTAATCACGTACATAGATTTCCAGGATTGAAGTGGACCGCAGTAGACGGTGAGAACTTTATTAAAGAATATTTAGAGTTCGAAACAGAGACCATATTATCTAAGAATATCATGGTTAATTAAGATTTTGTACCTATTTACTATAAAAAGAAGATGGTAGTAAGAACATACTTTGATTCTAATATAGAGACCCCTTTATGTCTCTATTAGTCTTACTACATAGTGGTTGTAGATTAGTATAATGGTTTAACCTAATAACATCCTCTTTCGTTATTGCGGTGGATAATGGTATTATATGGTCAATATCCCAACCATAATTCAATTCGCCATTATATAGACCATGATTATCCCAGCTCATCCATGGTTCAAATTTAGATTCAATATATTCTTTTAACTCATCGAATGGGCAGTCAATAATGTTGTGAGTCTTCGAACGTTTAGTATAACCATTTCGAGTTAAGGATTGTCTAACTATGGTACGCATATTACCCTTAAGTTTATATAGGGGGTCTATTAGTCTCTTATTTCGAACATATTCATTTATTTTATCTTTATTTTTGTGATATTGACGTTTAATTTGTTCTCGATTATTATCCTTCCACGTTTTCTGTTTTATCCTTATTTTCTCTTTATTCTTCTCCCTATATTCTTTTTGATATTCTTTCTCTCTATCCAAGTTTTTTATGTAGAATTCGGCTCTCTTTTCTTTAACTTTTTCGGAATTTTTATCATATGAGCGCTTACTTTTCGCTTTGATTTTATCAGGATTATCTTTAGCCCACCTTAATTGGCGTTTACGTATTTTATCCTTATTACGTTTACGATACTCAATATCGTATAATCGTTTGGCCTCCTTTCGTCTATTATCACTCATTTAATTGAATCTTTAATCAATTGTCTAATATGCTTCGACATATTAATATTAGCGTTTTCGCAGAACGTTAAGTATCTTTGTTTAAGTTCTGGTGTTAGTCTAATGTTAATGTCTTTAGTTTTATTTCGTTTTTTGTCCATACATATAAATATAGTACTAATTCGAAAAAGGGTGACTTTAATCTTTTTGTTGATATTTACAATAAAGATTATTATAATAGTTATTAGAACCTTTTTTGATAGAAGTAATACAATTATTTCAGATAGTTGGACGAACACTGGTTTAAACCCAGTGACGGAATTGTACTATGGTGGCACCACAGGTGAAACTGAGTACACAAGGTTCTTATTCTATTTTGACGTTGCGAGATTACAGAATTTCTACACTGGTGGCACATACCCAGACCTAACCAAAATGACTCATACTTTACGTATGATTAATACTGGTTGTTTGGATAAGAATCTATTAGGAGAAAAGAATTGTGACGGTAAGGATAGAGCATCTTCATTTGATTTAATATTATTCCCAATAACTGATGATTGGGTAGGCGGAACTGGATACGATTATGACGATTGTACTTATACTGCTGGTGAGCCAGCTTACAAGGCCGTACCATCTAATTGGTACTCAGCTACCACTCTAAGTGCTTGGACACAAGCAGGGACGATAACAGGAGCCACTAGTGGGGTTACAATTGCAACACAGAACTTCGAGTTAGGTAATGAAAATATAGACATCGACATCACTAGCCATGTGAACGGACTAATTACTGGTGGTACTAACTACGGATTAGCACTGGCATATCAACGGGAATACGAAGTGTTAATTACAGACGTACACCAATACGTGGGCTTCTTCACTCAACATATTCAAACAATATACGAACCTTACGTAGAAACTACTTATTCAGATTCAATAGTTGATGATAGACATGAGTTCTATCTAGATAAAGCGAACAAACTATACCTTTATGTTAATATTGGTGGAGAACCAACTAACCTTGATTCCGTGCCGACTGTTCAAGTATTAGACCAAGATGGAACAGTGTTCTCATCTTACACCTCAAGTGCCGTTACACACGTTACAAAGGGTGTCTACTGCATCGATGTAACTGTCCCAACTACAAGTAGTTACGAGGATTGTGTCATGTTCAACGATGTGTGGTCTGGGGTTACGCTAAACGGTATTACAAGACCTGACATTACGCTAGATTTCGCATTAAAATCTGCTGACGATTGGTACAATATTGGTGACAATAATATGCTACCTAAGAGTGTTGGGATTATAGCATCTGGCATCCAAAGAGGAGAGGAAATCAAGAGAGGAGACATACGTAAAGTCATCCTAGCGATGAAGATTCCTTACACTACAAATCAAGAGCAATCAATAGATGATGCTCAGTATAGAATCTACGCAAAGGAGGGTAAAAATCAATTAACAATTGTAGATTATCAACCAATTCAAAGGGCTAATAATCACAATTATTTCCTAATTGATACGGCTAGTTTAATACCTACAACCTACTACGTAGACATCAAAATCATAACCAATAATGAGGTTAAAACCCTCAAAGAACAACTTTATTTTGACATAGTTTCACAGTCGGAATTGAGGGATTCTCAATAATTTTTCTTAAACACTTGACAATAAAACAATATTGTCTATATTTATAATTGAAAGTTAAGCTAAATTTCAGTCTTGCGTCACTTTGGCGTTTGAGTTATCATTGGTAACAATTAGATTGGAATGTTAATAACAACATATTAAAAACTTAATAGTATGAAAAACAAAACTTCCAACAGAGGGGAAGCTACGCCCACGGTAAACGTATCGGTAGCCAAAAATAGACTCAAAGTCTATAACAAGGAATCACAACTCCCAACAATTTATTTAGAGAAAGACGCTGAGTTCGAGATTGAATTATTCAATCCGACCAAAGACGTTATTGTCGCTGAGATTATATTGAACGACAAGGCTATCAGTCAAGGTGGTTTAGTATTACGTCAAGGTGAGAGAATCTTCCTAGAGAGATATCTAGATGTAGCCAAGAAATTCAGATTCGAGACTTACACCGTAAGTAACACTGAAGAAGTGCAAGCCGCAATCAAGGATAATGGTTCTCTAAAGGTGAAATTCTATCGTGAAGATACAACACCAAAGTATGTTACTCCAAAGAGTAATATCACTGATTGGACTCCTAGACTATATGGGAATAATTACGACTCACCGTTCGGATACGTACATAACTCATCTACTGACGATGTACATACCATGTTAAGTGGTTCGTTAAGTGATACTTTAAGTTTTACAAATATTAACGCCAGTATAGATGATGACGTAATAGGATTTACTAGTTCAGTACAATACAGTGCCCAAGAGATTCCAGTGCTTGATGCTGAAGACTTCATTGAGAAACACCCAGAGTTTGGACGAGACTTACGAAAAAAATCTAAGAAGACTGAAACAGGTAGGGTATCGGAAGGGTCAACCTCTAGTCAAGAGTTTGCGAATTCCGAAAGGGAATTCCATCCATATCCGTTCGCAACGGTGACATATAAACTGATGCCAGTATCAACCAAACAAGTTGATGCTTCTGAAGTTGGAAAGCGAAGATACTGCACAAACTGTGGGTCCAAAGCCAAATCCACCTTCAAGTTTTGTCCGACATGTGGAGATAAAGTATAATCGAAAAGTCAGAAGAACTTGTTTCTCTGGCTTTTTTTCGGTATCTTTGTACCCTAACATGAAAACAGAAACATAAATGAAGCACGATTATAGATTTTTTTACCACTACAATACTTATTCTAAAATGTGGGGGGCGATGACGGCAGACAGTGTTGGATATTACTCACTCTTAGATGCTAGAGGAAACTTCGCATTCGGTAAGACGATGAGCGAGGCTAGAACTAAACTATACGCTAAATTGGAAAATACTGTGACTACCTGACGACTTACTCCATATTTACTAATAAAGATAGATATGGAAGAGTTAACAAAATGGGAGAAAGTGAAAGCCTTCTTCGACAAAACACCAAGACCAATCAAGTGGATGTTCACTAGAGTTGGTCGAATAATGACACTATCAGTAATTGCTGGTATAATATTTTGGATATCTCAAATACCGTCATTAACTTATGCTGCCAATGCCGCACTATTTTACGTGGCGATATTTTTTGCGACCTACCCTGTAGTTGCTGGCTTATGGTACATAGTGAATGCGTTAGTTATCAACCCGCTAATCATGGCGGTAGGAGAGAATCCTAAAAATAAAACATTGCGCAAGATAGTCCATTGGATTAGAAAGTGGCAATTAAAAATACATTAATAATGGCGACAACAAGCGTATTACTAGAGTGGATGTTATACAACAATGATGTGATGAGTGATGTCAGAAGACTAATTCATAAAACACCCAATGACCAAGATTTGGGTAATAAGATACGGGAGTATGTATCTGGTCGTGATAACGACAGAAAGCTTGCCACCAAGTCTCATAATCAATTTGATAATACTGAAGACTGATGAGGGTACATGCTACTATGGGGTGCGAAGTAACTATCGACCCTAAGACAACCATTCGGAAAATGCTTGACCAAACCAAGGGTGATTATAAGCATTGGGTTACGGAAGAGGATGGTAAATATTACACTTGCTATGAAGATTCTAGGTGTGATATAAAAGACGAAATAACGAAAGACAAATACGAGTATATTCAGAACTTAAAAGCAGTTCTCAAATACATCGAAGAAAACGAACCAATGTACCGATGAATCTAATTATATTAGGCTTATTCATAATATACGCTGGTTTCGAAGGTTGGCGAGAAGGTATCTACTGGCACGTTAAAGTAGGTTCTAGATTCTACGATTGGTTTCCACCAGTTGAAGAACATATTATCTTCTCAATTCAGAGAGGGATAGTATTAATCATGGGCTGTGCATTATTGTTAACGGTTATGAGTTGGTATTGGGTTCTAGCCAGTTTAATTGGTATGGCTCTATGTTTTAGCTTCGTCCACAATGGGGCGATGTATTTAACTAGAAATAATCTAGATAATACCGTATATAAGAAAGGCTGGATGGACCAAAGTACCTCTAGCGTGGCTTTAACTACTAAATTTATGACCCCAGTATCGCGTACAATCCAGTTTATCTTGGGTTTACTGATTAATATGGGAGCATTATTAGGTGATATATTGTTATAAATTGTGATGGAAAAGAAAACTAATTACGACATTTGTATAGGTAATACGTACGAATTCAGGGAATTCGGTTCTGATGAGATTCAACATGTGAAGATAACCGACATCAAATTTGATGGGTTATACTTCGTAATAACGTTCCAAGACATAGACGACCGAAGTATGGGGGCGACTATTTACCCAGAGAAACTACTTCAAATCATATGATTAAGAAGATTGTAGTTAAAAAGTATCCCATTATTGGGAAAACTTACACTCATTATAAGGGTGGCCAATATAAAGCGTTATGTGTATCTAAACACACTGAGACCAGTGAAATGCTGGTAACGTACCAATCAATACCGTTCGGTAGTTATCATTCGCGACCTCTATCTATTTGGGACGATGAAATTATATACACTGACGCTGATGGTCAGTTTAAGACAAGGAGATTTGTTTTAGGTGACGAGATTGTTAGGTGCGAATATAAAGACCCGCCACAGGTCAAGAAGTCCCTTTAATAAAATCATGATACCTACCAATGGCTCCCTTTAATGTTGGGGCTGTGTTATAGGCTCTATGCGTGTGAGTAATATAAGTTACTTCATCGGTCTTAGGGTCTACACTCTTCCATACTGCATACCAATCCTTTGACCACATAGCGTCACGTTCCTTAACTATCGCTTTCTCTTCGTCAGTTAGCTCAACTTTATTGTCCTCCAACTTATCGAACTTACTTTTCTTCTTTGTCTCGTTTAGGGCAGCGCGTATTGATTCTAATCTATCTCTCATGTATATAAATATGAGACTATAGGGTAAAAAAAAAGCCTCCATATGGAGGCTTTTTTGTGTACGAATGAGAGATTATCTCAATTCGTTAGTGTTAAATGTTACAACACCATCTACTCGGATTGCTCCGTAGAACCTGTTATTAACAGACTTCTTAGCGTATCTGGTCATGATTCCCTTCACTGGTGCGAAGTTGAGCGGGTTGTACATTGTAGGAGTCAATTGCATTGGCACGTATGGTGCGTAGATGTAACCTGTGTCCAACAAAGACTTACCTTTGTGTCCGATAATCATTGAGTTAGCTGGTGCATAAGGGTCACGGTACACTTGGTATCGTCCTCCCAATGAACCGATTCTCTCGATTCCCATGTTATATTGGTCTTGCTCTGGAGAAGCATCACTTACGTGGAAGTACTCCAAGTCATCGAATATTGCAGAAATCTCTGAAGATACTATGATGAAGTTAGCGCCACCTCTAAGAGTTGACTTATGGATTTGAGCCGAGATTTGATTTACCTTCGTAATCAAAGTTTGGTTCCAATCTTTTTGGGTGTATGCGTTTGCAGCAAGGCTAGCCTTTCTCCATCCGTTGTAATCCCATCGTAGTTGCCATGCACCTACTTTTCTTAGGTCTCTAAGAATCTCTCTATCAATCTCTGATGCTACTTGCTCAGAAAGCAATGCAGTCAATTCAGCTTCTGCGTCAATGTTGTGGAATGCACTAACATCTTGCGCCAATTCTGGTGACCATGTTGCTCTTAGCTTTCGTTCTTCAACAGAAACAACAACCTCATCAAGTGTGAAGGTTACTTCTCCCATTTCAGTTTCGAATTCTAGAGATGCGTACTCTGCCCATACTGCTCCGAATGCATCGGTTGTTGCACTGTATGTTGCTACAGCGCTACCAGTTTGTGCGGTCGCTCCAATGTATCCATCAAATGTTGATGTTCCGTCAGCTTCTGCTGGGTGACTTAGGTCTGCACCTAGGTAGATAATACCATTTACGTCACAAATATCGTCATAAGAAACAAGTCCCTTTCCGTATCTTTGTGTTACCACTCTGAATGGTACTGAAGCACCAACTGCGATAATCGTGTTATTATCTTGGTCCAAGATAGCTGCACCTGTGTTATTCCAAATTGTCAAAGACGCAAGGAATGATTCAGTATCCATTTGGTTACCGTCTGGTCCAGTCAATCGACCTTTATTCTCTGATGAGAAACCTGATACTTGAAGTATGATTTCACGTACAGAACCATCAGTTGCCGCTGGCAATGCAGTACCAATTGCATAGGTAAAGTCACCATCTGTACCTAATGTTACAGGAATAGTTGAACCAGTTACCATTGTAAGAGTACCTTTAGAGTTATCAAACATACCGTCATTGTAGAAAATGTCGTATAGGTTCTTAGCCATATTAGTAGGAACAACACAACCGTTTGCACCAACACAGTCAGGAAGACCGTCAGATGCCATAGATGTATGACCAGAGAACTGAGTATTTGCATCAGTCCATCCAGCGTTTGGATAGTCACTACCAGCGGTAGTTCCATCATTACGACTAGATGTTTGAGGTACGAAGAAGAACAACTTACCAATTGGCATGTTCATAGCTTGTACACTAACGATATCATTAGCTAATAATTTTGAGAATACCCTTCTTACGATAGGGAATACTACTGTTTCGAAAGAACCTGAAGAGGTTGCGTCAGTTGATTCTTTAATCAAGCTAGAAGCTTGGTTTTCGAACAATTGAGCTACGTTCTCTTTTACGTGGCCTTCCAAACCTTTTAGGAATCCTGTTGAATCCCATTTTGTTTGAACTTTGTGACGGATGTCCTTCATGTGGTTAAGACCGATATTTCCGACAGTTCCAGAGTTTAAAAATGACATGATTTTTATTTTTTAATTGATTGTTATTTGTTATTATTTTCTATCTACTCGATAATTCATTAATTCTAATGTACGTGCAGTATCTTTATCTACAAAAGCGCTTTGCTCATTAAGTTGTGTAGAACCAGTTCCGATTGTGCTATCTAAAGTGTTAACATTCTCAGTAAGTGTAGTTCTTGACTCCAATTCCACTACAATTTTCTTGTAAAGGTCTTTAGACTCAGTGATTGACTTAACTTCGTTGTCGAATCTCTTTATAATCGCTGCTTTTTCGTTTTTAGTAGTAGCGTGTTCCATAAAGATTCGGACTGCATTTGTTAGATTTGTGCTGTAAACACCAGTAGTTGCTATCATCTTTCTGAATTCTCTCAAGTTAGCCTTGAATGATTCATTTTCTTCCTTAAGAGCTTTTGACTCTGCAAGAAGGTCAGAATAACTTACTGTTCCTTCAGCCGTAGGTACTTTCCCTGATTTTGCAATAGGTACTGCTCCAGCTCCTCTAGGTTGGCCTATATCGGCTTGTCCTGGAACTCGTCTAGAGTCAGATTGTCCTTTTGGAATGTGCTCTTCTAAAGGTTCTTCCTCACCTTCCATTACATGTGGTCCGTGATTACCATCTGAACTACTTCCACCTGCTTCGATTTTCTCTTCGGCTGGTAATGCAGTTGCTTTAGTTTTCGCGGTAGGGTCGGTTTTACCCTCAGCTCCCATGATATGCTCGGCATGTGCATCTCCTGAACCATTTTTCGCTTCTGCTTCACCAAACCCGCCATCAAGGTTATCCCCTGTAAGACTTGAGTCTAATTCTTTAGAAGTTTGCGAATCTATATCACCCGTATTAGGTGGTGTAGTTTCTTTCATGTGTTCAGCATGTGCGCCTTCATTCTCATTTAAGCCTGTGATTTCGTATACTCTTCCTTCTTCGAATTCCAGTTCTTCTTCATCTTCAGCTCCACCTTCTAGTCCTCCCATTTCTGGTTCTTCTTCTGGTTCTACAACTGGGTCTCCCATTGGCTCCTCAAGACCACCTTCTAGTCCTCCCATTTCTGGTTCTCCCATTGGTGCTTCAAGGTCTCCCATTTCAGCTCCACCTGCATTTGGCTTAATGATGTATTTTCCTGGTTCCGCGATATCTAAATGTACTTCGTCACCTACAACTTCGATTTCATCTTCCGCTGACAATTCCTTGTACACTGAAATGACTTCATCGTCAGATGCTGATGTTAAGTCTAATTCGCTGCCCATATCTGATGACATGTCATCAAGACCTTCCATACTCTCAGGTTCACCACCTTCAGAGTCAGCACTTACATCTATTGCTACAGATTCTTCATCCTCGCCTCCGATGCTTCCTTCACCATCAACTGGCAAGTCCATTGGAGCTTCGTCAGAAGTTTCAGTATCTTCTACATCTTCTTCTTCGAAATCTTCGTTAAGAGATTCCTTTACAACACTTTCAATTTCTTCTCTGGCTACCTGTCGAAGTATTTCTTTAGTGTTTTCGTTTAAAGCGTCCTTAATCGCTTGGATTTCAAGCAACGCCTCGTTCGTAATTTCTTTTTTATTTTCGTCCATTTTTGTAATTGGATTTAGAAAGTTTTTATTTTCTACTAAATAAATATATCTAGTAAGGGCAAAAGTCCAAAAAACTAGATATATCGTACTGAATATAAATAGCTTACAACTTAACGAAAGTCAGGAGACTTAGAAAAAACTTATTAGTTCAGCAAAAATTGGTCTAATCCACCTTCTAATAGAGTTGGCTTAATAACCTTCACTTCTTCAGTGTATGCTGCTTTATCGCTAGGGGAATTGAAAATCCAACTTCCTGGAGTGCTTGGGTTCGTCACAACGTCCCAACAGATTAATTCGAAATCTGATTGTACTAATTGCACACCACCAACATCTTCAACTGAACCAACACCTCTTGATGAAACTCCAACTTTAATTCCTAGTCTTAGAAGATTTGCAACATGGTCACCCATCGTAGATGCGATTCCTAGGTTAACAAATCCTGGAGTCATAAGTATCTCAAGCTTACCCATAAGGGTGTTTCCTTCCCACCACATCTCTACGATGTTATGTGATACTTTACTTCCTGAAATAATTGATGATTCTGGATGGTCTAGTTCGCCTAGTGCCCGTTTCTCTTGAATTAATTGTTGGTACGCTTGTTCTTGCGCTTTAAGTACGGCCTCTGGATAGACTCTGCCATTTCTGTTCTTGATACCGAACTTCTGAAGTACAGCATAAACATATAGGGGTTCAACAATTACTTGCTTACCTCTCTCTAGGTTTTTAATCTCATTGATGAAAGGTAAATTCCTCTCATCACTTGGTGAGATATACCCAGCGTCTTGCTCAATTAGGAATCCAGTTCCTAGTTCCCCTGCTTTTAATGTAATTAACTCCGACATATTTACTTTTTCTATAAATATGTTGGACGAGGGTAAAGATTACGTTTTCTTATTTTTGTTGAATATGAAAGCCTCACCGAATTCTTCGTATAAGGTACCTGTTAGTACCTGTATTAACGTTTCGATGTCAGTGGTTAGGTCGTGTATACTTTTATCGGTAAACAGCGTTATATCGCAAGACATGAAGCTTTGCTTACCCAAACGTATCCCAGATACTCTCAAATCTAAATCTACGATGTATACGGTCTTGTTGAAGTTATCGGTTAAGTTACGATAGATACAATCTTTTATCCGCTTAGTTATTCTGCGTACGTACGTACCAGCACCATCGTCATTATCGAATAATGGCTCAACCCAAGAGGTTAGGTCAATGTATACTGATTTATTAGTTGTTTGGTCTACCGTCCCATATGATGTTGAGAATCCGTACTCGGATTCCACCATAAATTTCTTTCCCTTCTTTTCCATATACTAAATATAGTCAAAAAAAAGGACTTAATCAAGTACTTTAAGTACTCACCCTAACGTCTTGCGACTCTTGGACATTACGCAGAAAACGTATGCCTCTTCTTCGCAAAGAATTTCATGTTCTTCACCTTTTTCGAAAACTACAACATCACCCTCACTGTACGTATCGCCAGTAACTAAGTTAGTTATAGAACCTACTCTAACATCTAGGATTTCATATTCCTCAGAATTCTGATGCTTGAGGCTTCTAGCTCCCGTTTCGTATCGTATTAAAAACCCATGATATTCATTAGGGGTTTTAATCCTCTTACATAGTGCGTTTTCACACACACCTACTCTATTCCATTTATCGTAAGCTGTTTCTCCGATTAAATCTCTACTAGATAATTTTACGGTATTAGTTACGACATCAATTCCAAAACTGTTGTTCATTATAAGATTAGTTTAACGTTATTTTAAGGTCTAATAATTTTTTAGCCTCACTTATGAAAGTCTCCCCATCATACTTTAACCTAAGTAACTTGTCTTTTGTCGATAAAAGCTTTTCCTTTATCGTCAAATCTGCGTCAGTAATATTTTCATTTACCAAATCTACACACTCTCTAACCAACTCTACGAAAATAGTCTCACGTCCTTCAGTTGGTGTATTGATAATCTTCTTAAGAACACTCTTAGTATTCTCATCAAGCTTTTCATACTTTTTGTTGAAGTTGTTGACCATAATATTAGTCATTAGGTCCGTAGGCATATAATCCCCACTTCCTTTTTCGGTTCCTTGGTTGTTCTTAATATGCTCTGCAATAACACCCTTAGCATCTAACCTAGAATCAACGTTCTTAAGGTTCGCTTTCTCCACCATTAATTGGTGAATAGCTTCGTGCAATTTGGCGAATGGATTGTCAGGGTACTTAACGTTGGCTTCAGAGATTAAGTCAGCTAACTTATTATTAGCCTCCACAATTTGCTTCTTAGAGTATCCCTCCATCAATCTAACATTCTCTCGAATGAATTCTGAAATGTTAGCATCGCTACCACCCAGCTTGTTCTGTAGGTTGGAATACACCATGAACTCGTCTTGTAAAACTTTATTTTCCTTAAGAGTTTTCATAAACTTCTTAAACATCTTCTTATTGGTCTTCTTATTAGAAGAGATACCTTCCGCTAAAAACTCCATAACAATATGATTTAGTTCGCCAAAATTTTGCATAATTAACCGTTTAATTTAAATAGTTCGCTAAACATAGAAAAGACCAAGTATGTTACGCGTTACCCTTATCCTTGTCCAACAACTTATCTATATTCCTCAAGACACCATCAATGTCGTCATTGATTCTTAGACCCCTATCGGTCATCTTAACCTTGTTCTCATTTATGGTTTGGTCTTTCTTATCTACTAAAGATTCCATGAGCCTGTTCATCCAGATGTCATTTCGCTTATCTTTAACCTTAACCAACTGCTCAGTTAAGACTATCTTCTCCTCACGTAGTAGTTTACCGACTAACTTGATGTCTTCACCCATTTCTGGAATATCACCACCTAGGTCATCACCACCAGCATCTCCTTCACCACCTAGGTCCTCACCGCCCATGTCTCCACCAATATCACCACCAGCTCCACCTTCATCTTCGATATTCACATCTTCATCTCCAAAGTCTATATCTTCTCCTCCCATTCCGCCTCCACCGAAGCCTCCGCCTCCACCAGCAGGTCCACCGTCTTCACCTTCTTCACCAGTTTGTCCACCCTCTCTAGCAACATCTATGTCACCATATAGTTTGTCCACCTTATCGAATAGTTTAGTATTCTTAATAACAGACGCAGTGTTAGCCAATTCAGCGGCAGCAGCTTTCTCCATTCTTTGTTCAAGAAGGTCTTGCTTAATCTCTTCGTTACTCCACCCTAAAATTTCTCTTCTGGCTCTAGTCATTGACATAATACCAAATCCATTACCAGCATCAGCAACCGCTGTTTGAATAGCGGTGAACTGTTGTTGTAAATTCTCAATCCTAAGCATCTTAGCTTGGGTTGAAGGGTTATTCATCGTGATTGTGAAGTTATCCAAATCATCATCAAATCCTAATAGATATAGGTGAATGATTGCCATCTTATTTAGCTCTTGGATAATAGCTTGTTGTAGTCTATTAATAGTTCTAGCGAATCGAATATCCATCAACGCTAAATTCTTTCCATCACCAACTGGGTCGTCAAATCCTAGGAAGGACTTTGGTACTCTCAATGATGTGAATAACTTTCTTTGTAGGTACTCGATATCCGCGATTTGGTCTAGGTTCTGCGCTCCTGGAAGTGTGTCAATCGGTGTAGCTGCATTCTCATCTCTTACTGGGATGAAAATATCTTGGTCGTTGGCCAATTGATTGAACCTCAAGTCGATTTGTCCAGTTTGTGAATCCACAACACTGGCACGTTTAAAGTTGTTCGCAATATCATTAACGTATACTTGCACATCTTCCACATCGATATTACCAACGTATACTTTAAATACTCTACGCTCTGGCGCTCTGGTAACCCTATATACTAGCATCGCATCTTCAGATAGTAACAATTGTTTCCATATTCTTCTGGCCTTTTCTAACACACTGGTACCATATGGTAAACGTCTGTCGTCACCCAATAATCGGAAGTGTGCAATTTGCCATGCTTGGAATTCTAAATCTCTTCCTCTCCAGAAGAATCTAACCTTCTCTTCTTTACCAGCCTTTTCTCTTTGGTCGGTATCAATCTTAGTACTGTTAAGTTTAGCGGTAATAGTATCGTACACACCACCTTCTCTACGCTCCATTTCGAAGTTAGGAAGTTGCTTTGCACTTATAATACCTTTGGTGTCAGTGATGTTTAAGTATACGAAGTTATCTCCGTACTTACAGTTGGATAAAAAGACCCCAGAGTTTCTCGAATAGTTTCCATTTATATCCTTACCACACACAGGGAAGTTATGTCTATCGTGCTCCCCGTTAGGTCCTACAGCTTCTAAACAATAAACATCAGAGGTTTCGTTTAATTTAACAACGGAAACTACTTTATGATTTAATAAAGATTTTTCCTTAGTTTTACCTAGATAAATCGCCTTTGCTTTTACATAGTTTTTATCTAAAATTAAGTTTGGTCTAACTGATAAAACAAAGTCAAAATAATTTTTATTTGTTTTCCTAAAAATAGTTTTCTTTAGGGTTGTTGGGTTAATTGATTTGGTTATGTCTTTCCTTATAGTGTAGGTTTCCTTAAATAAGGCGATAAACTTATTATCGTATTTTAATAACTCGGCCAATTTCTTCGCCCCGATATACCCTTCGGTATTCTTTGTAATATTAGAAATATAGTCTAAACAAGAGTCACTGATTTCAATGGTCATACCTTTCTTAGTCTTTTCCCTAAATTCGGTATCAGACCAATTGTTTAACATTTTTTCAGAACGAACGATGTTATGTTCAGAATGTAAGTTACTTGAATTGTATTCTTCAAAATCTTTAGGGTAAACACCAGACATCTCATTAGAAAGGCGTTGGCGCCTTTCGTCAGACCTGAGATACCTATCAATACCTTCCATCCTTTTTTTGACTACTTCAGGAGAACCTAACACTTTATTAAAATGTTCTATATGTAACTTAAAATGGTCTGAATGGGTTAATCTAACCAAATTAGTGGGCTTATTATTTAATTTGTTAAAATCTTGATGATGTGTATCAAACTGACCACCAACTCTTTTTTCGTAACCTAAGTCTCTAACACATTCATGTGCGACCATTGAATGCGTGAACTTATATTTAGTGGTACTAGGATTATACACTTTTTCGTAACCATTGATGCAATCTTTTTTCTTGTCACTTTTTCTAGTGTAAAATGGCATTAACGACTGTCCACTTATTAATTCATCTGCCCTCTTATAAGAACCATCTCTAAGCATGTATTCGTGGTCAGGTGTCGTATCCACATACGTACCGTCATCCAACGTAATCCTTATTAATTCGCTATTTCTCCTAGTTAAATCACACCATGTTATTTTACTGGGTACTATTGCTTTAGTGTTATCCTGAACGGCATAAGACCAAACTTCTTCACCATCTTTAATTTTATTAGATAATTCTTTAATAGTTACTTCGGTTCCATCTAATAAAGGTATTATACTATCTTCTCTAATAGGCATATTTCTAACCCACATAGGTAGAGTGGTATGTATGTCCATTCTGTTGAAGAACAAATCCTCCAAAATACCCTTAACTCTAGGACTATCCGAATAGATGTTCAATACTCGACCAACATCGTTTACAGTTGTGGACTCCTCCATTAAGATGTCTAGCGTAGCTGCAATCTCAGGATAGAACTCCATATTCTCGAAATCGGAATACGCTCCGATTCTGGTCATCTCGTATTGGATGGATTGTTGGAAAAGATTATCTTCCACCTTACCCCATACTAGACCTAAGTACTTGTTTTGTTTGGCTTGTAAAGCCCTAGTTTTGTATTCTTCTTGCGATGTGGTTCTTAATAACTCACCATCACCAATGTTGTACTTATTGCTACTCGCCTTTTCTGGTTCGATACCATTAGGGGTCGTAATCCTGTTCAATCGTTGGAATACTGTTAAATCTTGTTTGCTAGCCATTATATCTTTTTATTAATATAGGTGTTTAATTCTAAAACTAAAGTCTTATTGGACATACCCACACTCAACGTACGCTAATTGCTCAAGCTGTCCGCCTACTACTACTCTGTTATTTACATATCCACTAATCCAGTCTTGTCCCTGACTACCAGCCACAGCATCACAACCAAGTGCTGCTTGGTTACGCCTCTTATTTCCTTGTGGTCCAGTATTAACACACCACTTGTATAGCGTTCCGTAGTTTTTTCTTACAAATACTTTCTTACTCATAATTAGTTTCTTTTATCTAAATATCATCGCGTACCACTGAAGAGCCATAAATATTTACCTTCTGGGTCTTGCATGTTTCTACTTATATTTCTATTGAATGTTGGTGGTTTACCAGTATCCTTCTTCTTACCCCTCGGTACGAATCCATTACCACTAAGAACATCTAAGTCTACTGGGTCAGCGCTATTCATGACCCAACTACCTAACATGTTCTTAGTTTTGGCCTTGAATGCTTTCAACTTCTTAAAGGAGAATTCCATAACGAATAATGCCATAGCCATTGCCATGATAAGGTCATCATGTTTACCAGTGGCATGGTCAGGTCTGCCGTTCTTGTAGATGAACGTATTCATCTCAGTAATCAGTCTACTAGACCTAATCTTAATCCCTTTATCCGCACCTTCGTCAGAGTTTATTCTAACCATCTTTTCGAACTGAGCCACCAACCTACTTCGGTCAGCACCTACTTGGAAACCTGGAGTTTCATTCTTCTCGTGATATTTCCCCTCTTCTTTTCTCTTCCTAAGAGCTTTGGTTCTCTCTTCGTAGTATAGGTTCGGATACTTCATTTCCTGTAGCTTCAGTGTGGTGGTTATACCCATACCACCTGTAATATCCACAATCAACAACGCATTACCATACAACCTACCATATTCGTCTAACACTATCGCCAGCTTATCTGGTGGTACCTTACCGCGATACTCTACCACTTGCTCCATGGTAGTGAAATCAATAATAGTAAACGTGGACCAATCATCTCCATCACCTCTAGAGACATCGGAAGATAGGATATACTCGTGGTCCTCAATAGGTTTCTGCCATATCCAAGTTACATTGTCTTTACCATCAAGGAATGCTGGTTCCATGACATTAACAGTCTTATGATACTCAATGTATTCCTCATCGACTACGTTATCACCAGAACCAAGGAACGATACGTCAAGCTCTTGAGCAATCATTCGCTTGTCATTATTCATCGCTCTGCACATCTCTTCGTACCAGCTTGAGGTCGGCTTAAAGCCATCCTTAACCATCTCATCATAAGATTCGAACGTGAATTTGGTTTCTACTATAACAATCTTACTAGTCTTATTCTCGTCAGACCATTTCCACCATTTAAGGTCTTTGTTATATCGTAAATCTTGATACCAACGCATTTCAATCACATTGAAATCGTTCTCACCCAATTGAGAGTTTTCGTAGGTCTCATAGTATAGCGGGTCTTGACCGTTTGGTGTTGAAATAAGAGTAGCTCTACCACCAGTACCCAATGCTGTAAGTGCCGCACCGAATAGCTCTTTACCGTTGTCGATAAATGCTGCCTCATCCATAATCAAATATGTTGGAGTATACCCACGCAAAGCATCCTTAGATGTTGCAACGGCCTTAATTCTAGAACCGTTAGGTAGTTTGATTTCTTTCTTGGACTCGGTATCATACAGCTTACGCTTTTCCTTCTCAGGAGTACCGTAGTATTCAGAACCCCATACCCATCTAGGTAGTTGGTTGATAAAGTCTTTAACTTTACCTAGGAATTCAAATGCCATATCTTGTTTGTTCGCGACAATTAGAATCGCTTCAGGATTCTCTTTATCTGCGAACCCTGTTCGCACCGCAAGGAATGCGGCTGTGGTTGTGGAGATACCAGCCTGTCTAGGCTTGGCCACCAGATTCATTCTGTACTTTTCGTAATCCCCTATAATCTCTATCTGCTTAGGGAATAGCTTGAATGGAACAAAACCATTTTGGGTCTTGTCGAACGTTCTAAAAAACGTTTCAATAGGGTAGGTAGGGTCTAAAATACACTTACCATACTCTTCTAATATCTCTGATGCTGTGAGCAAATCTTATTAATTTAGTTTAATCGTTATACATATAAATATACCTACCAACTCAGATATTAATTAATAAGATAAAAAGTAGTGTTTTTATCATACTATCTCTATTTATAACAAATTAAGAGATTATGAGACGAAAATTAAAAGACACCGAAAAGAAAGTTAGGTTAACTATAACCATCAATCCAGTATTGGGGAGGGAACTAACAGACCAACACGCTAATATATCGAAACATATTGAATGGTTGGTTTATCAAGATATGTTAAAGAATAATACAATAACAGAAATGCCTCTATAATGAGTAAAATAATAGAAGAGAAAAAAGAGGCTAAACGACTATATGATATAGAATATCGTAAAGCTAATAGAGAAAAAGTAAATACCCGAATGAAGAATTGGCGATTGAATAATCCTGATAAGGTTAAAGAATATCACAAGAACGGGAAAATCAACAAATCGACTCAAGCTAAAGAATATCGAAAAGCTAATAAAGACGAATTAAATGAAAAATCTAAAGAATACTACCAAAAGAATAAGGAAGCGATACGGATAAAATCCAGAGAGTATCAATCTCAGAATAAAGAAAAATTAGCTGAGTATTATAAACAATATCGGGAAAACAATAAAGATATCATCAAACAGTATCATAAGGATAATAGTGAAACTATCAGAGTAAAACAACAAAATAGACAAAATCATCGTCTAATAACTGAACCGCTATACAAACTAAAGCATAACACTAGGACGCTTATTAGAAATTCTATCACACGGCTAGGGTATAGAAAAATTAGTAAGACACAGGAAATTCTCGGATGTTCTTTTGGTGAGTTTAAAGGACACCTTGAAGAACAGTTTGAACCGTGGATGAATTGGGATAATAGAGGTCTTTATAACGGAGATTTCAAGTATGGTTGGGATATAGACCATATTATACCGTTGGATGCGGCAGTAACGGAAGAAGACGTACTTAAATTAAATCATTATACTAATTTACGACCATTATGTAGTAAGATAAATAGGGTTATAAAGAGAAACTTCTAATATCTCGCTAGCTGTTAACATATATCTTTACATATAAATATGCAGAATATATGTAATTGTTAATATTAGCTAATCATACCACCTAGAATGTCGTCAAAGTCTTCTCGATTTAGTAGGTCTCTAAGTTGCTTTTGAGTAGTCTGAATATCCTTATAGTCGTCACCATCATCTTCACTAATATTAGCCATCTCGTCTAGCTCAATACCAGACTTAATATCGTCCACTATATCGAGTATCAATTGTTTACCCCGTTTAGTACCTGCAAAAATCTCTCTAAGACAGTCATTAAACTCATCTACGGGCATAGAAATGATATTGTGGTATATGTGGTGCTTATACTTCAAATCGTCTGGCGCGATAGCGCTCATGAACTTACCCCAAAGAGCAGGTCCCATCCTCATATCGCTTGGCTCTGCACCAGTAAAGTCGGCCTGACTCATAACAAACTCATTAAGTTCGTCATCTTCAGTAAATCCATGTAACGAAACCAATTCCATAACACCCTTAACCAATTCGTGAATCAATACTGGGAATGTTAGTGCTTCTGCAACTATCTTAGGTATATCACCGTTAGATTCTACATTACAAACTCCACCTGCGGTATGATTACCACTTGCTGGAGCTAAGTTCTTAAAATAACTATAATCGGCTGCCGACATAAGCTTCTTATACTTACCAGATAAAGTAGGATTAAGAAGCATCAATTCATCATTAACCAAATTGAACATATGATTAGTTTTCATGGACGCACCTTGAATCAGAGCGTTAATCATACGTCTCTTCATAACCTCTTTCTCAGCGTTATCTATATCGTCATGACTTTCATACTCTCTCTCAAACTCTTCATCAGACGTTTCTCTATCCAAACTAGGCTTCAATGACACAGCTTCAACAATATCAGCCTCAATATCGACCATATCCTCATCCATGTCAAATTCTTCTCTAACCATTTTGATTGCTAGCTCTACTAAGGCTTTCTTATGTGGTTTTTCGGTTAACCTACAATCCATAAGTAATTTTTGAATATTTGGGTTAACTTCATCATCATTTATGGCCTCTACTCCGAAGGCTTCTTTATATCGATTAACAACCTCTACGAACCTATCTAAGAGTAATTTTTGGTCAAACCCTCTTACGCCACCTTTAGGTAGTGCTGGGTGGTCACCAATAGCGGTTTTCCTATCGATAATATTCTTCTCAATAGTAGGATGAATTCTCTCCATCATACCTTCTGGATATCCAAATCCTTCATTCAGAATGGTTTTATCACCAGCCATTCTTAGTGCTTTCCTAGCAATATCTTTATAATCCTTAGCCATTACTTTTTCTTCTTTAAGTCCCCAACTTTAATTATTCGTTTCTTAGGTGTAACTTTTGACTCAATTAGTTTTTCTAAATCACCTTTACTCATCTTAGCCACCGATTCGACAATTTTCTTACCGTTGATTAAATTGATATAAAACCTTCTACCTCTTGGGTCTAATCTTTTAGTTATCGCTATTGCTTCTTCTGGAGACGAAGCTTCCACTTCATTATGGAACAAATCGAAATCGTCACCATCCCTTGTGTATTTCCAGTACGATACTACGTATTGGTCTAAAGCGGAACTTTGCTTAAGTCTCTCCATTTCTTCGTAATCATCTGCCCCAACTTCTCCCATATCTGAACCCCTAGAAGCAGATTCGTAATCGTCACCCAAATCCTCATTAGTCCTCTTGTTTTCATTCTTTTTATCTATAAAAGTATCCCTAAACCACTTATAATCATAAGCTAAATCGTGGTCAAATCTGTAAACTGCAATATCTTTCTTACCGTCAGGATATATTCCATTCACAAACTGCCATTTAATACCACTCATCATGAATGGCTCTTCGCCAGCCCTATCGCTATCGAATTGGACGACAGCGCTACCATCCACCACTTCGTTCAAAGCTTCATCGATAACCTCGACCTCAACATCTCCACCGCCTTGAGCCTTAGATGCTTCGACATCTTTAAGTGTTTTGGCTAGGCTATCGGATTTGGCGACTACCGTAGTTGTATCGTCTTGACCCATAGAGCTACCCATGGTTCCTTCTCGTAAAGTCTTAAGTATTTTATCAGTTAGTTTCATTTTTCTTTTCGTATTTCCATTCTATAATTATGTCCTTAGCGTACAAGGCGTCAGTTACTATTGATAAATCATCACCATAGAAGAATTTGATTCTATCTTCTGGATACTCATCGTAATCGGTAATATCCTCATAAGCCAAAGCTACTACACCATCTACTGCATCCCAAACTGCGAACGAGTCGCTATCTTGAACACACTTAAGATTGAACTCTGCCGTCTCGACTCTGCCCACTTTGTCAACATAAGCTTCTTCTGGCGGCTCAGGATTTCCGTTTGCTGGGTACGTATCCCATGACTCACCGTCTACACCCTCAGTATCCTCTGCAAATATGAATTCGTAAATATACTTACCGTTCCACTCTTCACCTATCTTTCTGACGAATATTAGTTTCATGCGTTGAACTTAGGCTTTGGGTCCGTTCTAGGCTTCTTGCTAGGCGGTGAAAATGGAGAGCTTTTAGTTCGTCTAAGTGGTTTAACCTCTGGCTTAACCTTTGGTTCTACAACTGGTGTGTCGTCTAAACCCAAATCTAAATCGTCTCTCGTATCTTCTTCGTTGTTATGTATACCTATTGTCTCTTCCATACCTTTTTGCATTAGGGCGTTAACACCACTTACAAAGTTACCGATTTCCTCTGACGTTTGCAACTCATCAGTTCCACCAGCTTCACCTAATCCTTCTTCCTCCATCTCTGGTTCTGCAACTGGCTCATCCACGCTAACATCAACATCGTCTCCTCCGCCATTGTCTAGTCCACTGGTTTTAACCTTTGTTATAATATCTTTCTGGTCTTCACTATCCATGTCACCAGTATTGGTGGCGGATAATACAGAGTTAACCACAAACTTCTCTAATTCGAAGTCTGGGTCACCAATATCTTTTTCGTACTTTCTAAGGGATTGCCCAATCTTTCCAGCCAATTGTTGGATGTATTGTTTTGGGTCTTCAGTTTCATCAGCCTCAACGCCAGCCTCAAATGGCTCGTCATTGAATGGCTTATCAGTAGCTGGTTCTTCAAAACCACCTAATTCTTCTCCACCCATATCACCTCCACCCATTTCTGGTGCGGGAGCTGGCTCAGGATTGTCAACTTTAAGTTTGTATTTAGTCTCGGTTAGACTTTTTTTTTACCAGTAATGGCTTCTAGTACTGCAATAACTTCGTCCTTCTTCAATCCTTTAAGGATGTCAGTGGCTTCAGCCATAGCTTCTTTGGTGCCTTCACCAGTTACACGATAGATAGTATCATCGATAGCTGTGATAGTGTCTGTGATACTCATAGGAGCCTTAATAGTCATATTATCACCTTCGAATACGAAGTCAGCTTCTGGTTCTGGTATGACAACCTCGTCACCACTTAACATACCTTCAATAATCTTTTCAGAATCGGTCAATTCATCACGCTCAAATATTGAGTCTGATAATTTAGCGAAGTCTTTGTCAGCCTTTCCTTTACCATTATTCTTGGTAAGATTATCACCAGTTATTCCGTCTTCAGCATCATCTGATACATTATCCCATGACAATTTCTCACCTTTCTTGTCTGTGATGTTAGCATCGTATTCTACAGCTCCGTAGTTCTTGTAAGACATGTTAGTCTCAACAATCTTATCGTCTCTGAAAATATTAGCCTCACTAGCCAATCCAAGGGATTCGTTAATTGAGTGGAACTTAAGGTTTAAATGCTTAATCGCTTTTGCGTATGATGGGTAAGCGAAATCTTTCTTGTTTGCTAATCCACCCATGTATTCGAAGTCTTCTTTTACAAGACCTTCTTTCATATCCGCAGTCTTAATGTAGTAATCTTTGTTTTCACGTATGATTGCATACACTTTACCGTCAGGACCTTTCTTGGTAATCTCCAATACTCCACGGTCTACACCTTCCTTAATTAGAGTTGCGTCCATAAGTTCCAGCATTCTATTCTTAACCTCTCGGCCTTTAAGACCTACTGGTCTGATATTTAGTTTTTTCTTAGTCATCCTAATTTTAGTTTTATCCGTATGAACCGCCAATGTACGTTCCAGCACTTGAGACGCTCTTTGTTTCCCCTAACAAGTATAGATTACCTGAAATATTTCCAATACTTCGTACTAATATTTCTGTATTGGAACTCTCACCGAAATTGATTATAGTGCCGTTAATATCTGCGACACCACCACCAGTACCCGCGTAAACCTCGTAATAGGTATATGCGCTAAGGGTTGCCCCACTTGCTGGGTGAATTATTGAATATATTCCATTTGCTCTTGGCATGATTATCTGATTTATCACTTATAAATATAAACAAACAGACAAAAAAGACGGATATTACTTAGAAATGGTAATTGAAGATAACACAATCTGGGTTTAGATTGCTAAAGTCTGGAAATGTGGTATCACCGATGGTATTATCATCGATGTGTGATATGTGTAATTCGTGGATGTAGGGTGCATACTTTTCGTAAGTCTTCTTCCCTCCGATACACCATAGATTATCGTCTGGGGTAATATCGTCACCGATGATAAATGACCAATCTTGTTTAGGTCTATCTTCTTTGGGTGTGGAACTTAGAATAGGTTCACCTCTCGAATCAACAATAGTCATTCTACCCTCTAATTTGGGTAGCGTCTGATAAGTGTTCCATCCAACTAAACAAGAGTGACCCATGGTAAGCTTCTTGAAGTGTTTGAAGTCTTCTAGATTACGCCAAGGTAACCCACCATCAAGGCCAATGAAGTTTAAGTTATTTACCGCTAATATCGCTTTCATGTGTACTGATAATTATTAAATTTACTATTAGAGCTTTTAACTCGCCATCTAATAGTTGTCATGGGGATATTTAGTAATTTAGAAGCCTCACCAGCAGACCGATATTCGACACTATCAACAATAATTGGTGCGTTTTGACTCCCATGATATGTTCCCTTTCTGGATTTTGATATTTTTTGTTTAACTTCTTCACTATGCTTTTTCCCATAAAATGGATTTTTTGTGCCCGTCCTATCTCTACAAGCGGAGCACTCAACAGTTATAGAGTCAATTCTATTCCCACACTTACAGAAGGTCTTCCCTCCCTTCCAATTATTGTTATCATCCTTCATCTTACCAAACAATTTACGTTTTTCGTCTATTGTCATGGCACTTAACCGAATTAAAAGACCAGCTTTAATGTTTTCTATAATAGTCTCTCTATTCGGATGATTACTAATATTATCCCCTCCTGAAGCGCTTTTACCTATATTGTAATCTGGTAATAAATCTAGATATGTTTGTTCCTTAACTAATAACTCTAATTTATCGCACTCCTCAACAACTTCAAATTTAAAACTATTATCACCATACTTATCCCAAGCTCTTTGTAATAAAATATTTTCATGTGTCCCACGACCAAGTTTAGATATGTGAGTCTTCCACCTAAAAGTAATATCTTTAGATGAACCATAGTAACACTTATTATTGTACGTATTTCGTATTCTGTAAATTCCTACCACATTAATAAATATGACGCTATGGGTAAAAGTTAAACGGTAGTCCTAGATTAATTGGATAGAGGAAATTTAATTGGGTCGTGGTATTTATAATTCTCTATTTTGAAATCATCCATCTCAATACCTTCAATAATAGCGTCCCAATTAGTACCTAACACATTCTCTGGATTCCAGAACTCAGTACTGATTACTAATTTAGGTAAAGGTAGAGGTTCTCTCGATACTTGGAGTAAAGCGCCTTCTACTTGGTTTAAGTATATATGACAATCTCCTAGTTGTCCTATAAGCTCATCTGGCACCATATTGGTTAGTTCACCTAGTATCATCAACAAAGCTCCATAAGAGGCTATATTAAATGGGATACCTAATGGAATATCACACGAGCGTTGAGTCCATAACAAGGATATTGCTCGTTTAGGTACATTACACTCATCCAAATATAGGTTAATTATAGTATCCGTAAACGGACTGATATTACCAAAATCCCTAACATATATAGGGTCGGTGAGTAACTCCCTACGCTCTTGCCAGCTTAGTTCTCTGGTAGTTACTTGGAATCCGTAGTGACATGGTGGTAAAGTCATTTGATTAATCTCATCAACCTTCCACGTATTGACCATCAGTCTTCTACTATCAGGGTTCTTAATTAGGTTGTTTACTAGGTTAGAAATTTGGTCCACATCATTCCAGTCTCTCCATTGCTTTCCGTAGATAGGACCTAAGTCACCCCACTTGGTTGCAAAATCATCGTCTAATCTAATTCTCTCAGTGAAACCAGCTTTAGATAGTGGTTCGTAGCTAACAGAATCAAAGTCATTACCACTTTCCTCTTGGAGGACCATTGTCTCTATGATATAACCCTTATCGACCATCTTATCTAGATTACCATCATGCCAATTATCTTGTACGTGCTTTAAGAATTTCTTATATGCGTCACCGACCCATATGTTACAGTCATTCTGAACCAACCATTGGATGTTAGTATCACCATTTAAAAGCCATAACAGCTCAGTAAACATACCTCTATGGTACATCTTCTTGGTGGTTAGAAGAGGGAATCCTTCTGACATCTTATGTCGTATCTGTCTTCCGAATACCGATTTAGTACCAGTACCAGTTCTATCCTTCTTAACCACTCCGTTATCTATGATATCCTTTAGTAAGTCTTGATAATCTTTGTCTAATTTATTCATTTCCTTTTAGTTTGTGTTTCTTCAGATAGGCTTCATATAGTGTATTAGCCTCGTCAGTATTGTTAGTTGATAACACTTTTTTCCTCAGTCATCTTCTATTTCATTTTTAATCATGTTCACATATCGCTCTACGATGTAGTCTGGTGCAGGTAGAATACTAAGCCTGTCCGCGATATCGGTTAATCCGAATTCTTTATCGGTTTTAAGTTCCTCTCTCAGGTGTTTCACTGACTCAGGAGTTGGTTCGTTCCAGTACCCCACAAAGTGCAATACTTCGAACATCTCACCCTTTTCATCAGGGTCTATGACCATTAGGCCGTGTTTGATGTTATTAACATCAGGTTTCTCATTATCCATTTTTATACTTTATCTAATAAATCCGTTAACAACCACATCTCCTTTACATCCATAGATAAGTCCATTAACAACCACATATCTTTAAGGTCGTTTGACGACCTATCCAACCTATCGACTTTACCATTCACACTGCCGTATACTACGAATTCTCTTTCTTCCTCCTCACTCATACCCCTTTAAGTAATGGTAATACGTAGTACACCGTATTCAGTGCTATTCGTAATTCGATTTCATAATCTCGATGTTGAAGCCTATTAACCTCCTCGGCCATTTCTAGCGTCCAAGTGGCCTTTATTCTTATTTCCTCCATAGTTTTAGCCTCTTCGGTCATACACCTACTAACAAATCTCTAGTTACCATTCTTATGATGTATCTGTCGGAGTTATCAAATAGTTCACTAAGGCTCGTAGTACGAGCGTTATCAAAAAATATGTTATCTAATTTAAGCACTAGTCCTCTAATAACGCTATCGTCTTGTCAGTAATATCTTTTATGGTCCTAATCGTATCCATATCCATATCATTAGTTAAGAGTAGGCTCTCTACTCTGTTCTTATATTCGGCCATAAGATTTCTATTGTTAGCCTCTTGGTAACTAGTAATCATTGTTACTATACCGCTTGGCTCCACGTTCTCTAACTTCTCGAAGCTGTATTTCTTAATGTGTGAGTTTAAAACCTTACCTTGACTGTCGGCAGTTTCGAATCTCATATAGGCAGCTTTATCAACGTCCTTGTATGCATATTTGGTACCTTGCTTGAAGATAACCTCCAAAATCTGTTTTGTTGGGTCGTATGTTGATGCTAAAATATTGCTTGAGTTGTAAAGTGCTTTTGTGGCCTCTCCGACCGATTTCTTGTGTACTAACATGTGTTTACTTTTGTCTATGTTGTTATTCTAGTACAAAGATACGATATTTATATGAAGAAATCAATAGCTAAGTTTGTTTTATTGGGAATTAATCTGTATATTTGCAACACGAAACGATATGAATAGAGAGATAAGACCGAAATTGAAGGAGATAGTCAGAAAGGCTATGCAAGAGGTGTTGAACCATAACGGTAATCAACTACGCCCAGAACATGTCATACTTAGTATCATAGCAGATGGTGATAACAGAACAACCGAGGTCCTACTCAATATGGATGTGGACCTAAACGGATTGTTTGACGACCTATATGATGAAATCTATAACAAGGACATTATCCCTAGAATAGGGGTGCAGAGACAACAGAATGAAATGAGTGCTGATATCAAGGGTGTCTTCAATGGCATCGATGTCGAGTGTGATAGTTTGAGCGATACCGCCCTAGATACCGTTCATATGTTTTTAAGTGCGATTAAGGAAGTGTCTCCGATAGACGGTGTACTATCCAAATACGGAATAAATTATACAGATTTTAAAGAAAAAGTAGTTATCATGAGTGATTTTGAGGACCCAGAGAATGAGGAAATACCTAACAACAATGACGCCCTTAAGAGAAGAGGTAAAGGCAGAAGAAAACAAGCCAGTGGCAAGACTAGGCCAGTGGTAGATGCTTTCTGTCGTGATATAAGCGCAGCAGCCGAAAAGGGAGAGATTGACCCAGTTGTCGGTCGAGAAAAAGAAATTAAACGAGTCACCCAGATTCTGAGTAGACGAAAGAAGAATAATCCAGTCCTGATTGGAGACCCAGGAGTAGGCAAGACCTCGATTGTAGAAGGTTTGGCTAAATTAATCTTTGAACAAAAAGCACCTATGATTATATCTGATAAGCGGATTTATTCGCTTGACCTAGCTAGTCTAGTTGCAGGTACAAAATACAGAGGACAATTGAAGAAAGGATGAAGGCTCTTATGGATGAACTTAAGGAGAATCCAGATATTATTCTATTCATCGATGAATTACATACTATGGTGGGTGCGGGTGCCGCATCAGGTTCCATGGACGCATCCAATATGTTCAAGCCAGCATTGGCAAATGGAGAAATCCAAATTATCGGTGCGACCACTCTTGACGAATTCAGAGAAAATATTGAAGATGATGGTGCCCTAACGAGACGATTCCAACAAGTGTTGGTAAACGAACCATCTTTGGAAGAAACTCATACCATCCTTGTGAATATCAAGGACAAGTATGAGGAACATCACAAAGTAACGTATAGTGAAGAAGCTATCGAGGAATGTGTCCGACTAGCTGACAGATATATCACAGAGAGAGCGATGCCAGATAAGGCAATTGACGTTATGGATGAGGCTGGTGCCGCTACGAATGTAGACATGGAGAAGCCTGAACGAATCAAAGCGTTAGAAACTGCCAAAGCTAAAATCATTGAGAACAAACTTGACGTAGTTAGAACTCAAAAGTATGAAGAGGCTGCTGAGTTGCGAGACCAAGAAAAGAAAATCCAAGAGGATTTAGAAGCTGCCAAGGCAAGCTGGGCTAAAGACCTAGACAAGAAAAGAACTGAGGTTGGGGTTGACGAGATATGTGAAGTAGTGTCAACCATGACAGGAATTCCTATCAGTAAGATATCAAGCCAAGAGACCAGTAAGCTGATTAATATGGATAAAACCATTAAAGCTGCTTTGGTCGGTCAAGACGAGGCTATTGATGTGGTAACACAAGCCATTAAACGAAATAGATTAGGGTTCAAACCTAAGAATAAGCCAATCGGTTCGTTCATCTTCCTAGGGCCAACAGGTGTAGGTAAGACTGAACTAGCCAAGCAATTGGCATCAGAAATGTTCGGTGATTCTGAAGCATTAGTTAGAATCGATATGAGTGAGTATCGAGACGGGCATACAGTGTCTAGAATGTTAGGTAACCCTCCAGGATATGTTGGACACGAAAAAGGTGGACAACTAACCGAAGAGGTACGTAGACGTCCATACTCTGTGGTTCTTTTTGATGAGATTGAGAAGGCGCATCCAGACATTTTTAACACCCTGTTACAACTATTAGATGAGGGTCACCTTACTGATGGTATGGGTAGAAAAGTAAGCTTCAAGAACTGCTTGGTTATTATGACATCCAATGTAGGTGTTAAGCAATTGAATATGATGGGTGCTGGTGTAGGTTTTAAGACTGATGCAACAATTGCGGCCAGTGATGAGCGTAAGCGAGGTATTATTGAAAAGGCGCTTAAGAAGAAGTTCCCACCAGAATTCCTTAACCGTATTGATGACACTGTTATCTTTAACAGCTTGAATCCGAAAGATATTGGTAAGATTATCCATATCGAATTGGCCAAGCTTAAGGACATCATCTCTAAAGCTGGTTATGAGATTAAGTTGGATAAGGCTGCAATCGATTTCCTAGCTAAGGAAGGGTATCACGAAGAATATGGTGCAAGACCTTTAGGTCGAGCATTGCAACACTACGTTGGTAATCTGATTGCTGATGAAGTACTTAAGGGTAATGTGACGGAAGACTCTGTGGTCAATGTCTCTTACAGTAAGAAGGACAAAAAGATGTTTGTCAAAGCATAAGGCTCTCTATAACACAACAAACGATGAAAGGTCGAGCATTTTGCTCGACCTTTCTATATTTATAAACATGAGCACTATTAGGAAATCTATATCCGAAAATCTGTCAATCAAACTTAAGAATTATATTTTAGAGGCTGACTACTCCATCCATTTTGGTGATTTGGATGGTTCCAGCGCCTATGGTGGTGGTACGGATGCTCTGTTTAGAATGTCTGGTAGAGGAACAGGCCACTTTGGAAGCGGCACATACTTCTCAACGTATAAAGAGGAAAATCCAAAAGTGGCAGAATATTTAGACAATGTACATACTGATACTATTGTACAAGTGAAGAGTGGTGTGTACGTAGCCGATTTAGACCGATTCGGACTATATAGGGTTAAAAGCCGTCAACAGGGTGATTTACTATTCAAGACTCTTAGGGATATTAACGATTTCTTTTATGGCTATGCTAATAGTGGTAAATTAGATGCTAGGTTAAAAAACTCATTGTTGAATATTAAGAAAATGGTTAATAGGTTAGGTCTTACTGTACCAGATAAATTTATGAGATTGGCCAACAAATATGCTCAGTTTTATAAGGAGCAGCATAAAAACCCGAAGGGAGCACAAACAAACCCCACACTAGCGACATTATTCATGGAAATGAACGGTTTCAATGGGGTTAACGTAAACGGTATTGCTGGATATGACAATACCACACATGGCTCCGTAATCTATAATTTGGATAAGGTTACTGATACACCTAAAAATACGCCACGTATAGGTAGTGAATTTGATTTTGACAATCGTGAAATGGCGACTATGTTAGATAAGGTTAAGAAGTACAGCATATCAGTTTTAGACCTATCTTCATTATCTAACGAAAACCTTAACCTACTCCTGAAAGCTTCAGATAAGATAATAGATTTGCATTCTTTGGATTATATGGTGGAAGAAGGTAGGCTGACCCAAGACCAGAAGAATCACATATTAAAAGTATACCCAAATATCGTTAAACCTAAATTATCTGATATAGACCCAAAATACATACCAGAAGATACGTTCGCATTCCTTCTAAAACGAAATGTGTTACCATACGACATAAACGAATTGATTATGATTATCGATAGCAAATTTGTCAAATTTAATAGAAACGATGAACAGTTTATATTATCATACGTTAACCGAATAAAGGATAAAGTAACCAACCCAGAAGCAATAGAAGTCGTTGGTGAAATTTTATCATATTTATAGGTAGAGAACCTAAAACGATGAATGAAGATAAAATAAAGGGTGGCCTGAGTGATGGTATGTCAATATCCGACATAGCCAAACACCATGATATGGATATGAAAGCGCTTTCTAAAGCCTACGATAAGGGTGTTAAAGTTGAAATGGAACATACCAGTGATGAAACTACCGCCAAGGAAATAGCTAGAGACCACCTGTACGAAGACCCAAAGTACTATGATAAATTAGCCACTATAGAAGAAACCGAAATGCCCATCATCAAAAGGACGATTCTAACCAAACTTAGAGAACATGCCAGCATCAAAGTGGCTGACGAGAACCCTAAGACGACCATCTACTTCATCTTTGATGGTGAAAGACCTGTGGGTGGAATCGAGATAGAAAATGTGTCTGGTTCGCCATCAGACGACACTTCCAATATCATTGATATAAGAATAGCGCCAAAGGAACGACCAATTAAGGTAATCACTGACGCTATTCCGTTAATCTTCAATAAGGTACCTACGATGAACACACTTCTAATTCCAACCACTCCAACGAACAGAGCGTTCTGGGAAAGAGCTGGGGCTAACCGAATTAAAGACGGTTTACATGCATTCCAAAGAGGACATTAAACGTTTTCGTCTACGTAGAATAAAGCACTCTGAATACTCTTGATGTATGCATGCTTTTCTGGTTGTTTGAACTTACTAATAAACTTTCGCATACCACCACTACCAGCGTTATAGGCTACTAATCCTTTAAGGAGTCCATTCTTCTCCATATTAGACTTCATTATGAACCCCCACAGAATCAAATTATTTTGAGTATTGGTTAACCACTGTATGGTTAATGCAATCTTATCAGCCTTTTTGATGGATTTGTCGTACGCAAAAGAAAAGTTCTCCGCACCTAGATTATACAATATGGTCGGGTCCTTGATTTTAGCTAAGTATTCCAGTCCTGTCGATGGCATTATCTGAGTCATACCCACCTCACCAGAAGTTCCCCTGAGTACACTTCCATTTTCATAGAATTGTCTGGCACCACTCTCAAGAATTACCTGACCTATTAACCAATCAAAATGAGTGGTATCTTTTCGCAACCCAAAAGTATCAACCACGGCTAAGTACGTCCTAACCGTCTGAGTGTCGATATTAGCGTTGTAGAGAGCGAATCTATCATATACGTAGTCAAACCCCTCTGGCATGACTATTACATCCTTAGAGACGCTAATATGCTCAGTCAGAGTAGTATCCAACTCGACTAGTTTTGAATTCAGTCGGATATTCTGGTAGAATTGTACTCCTACTATTAAACACAGTAGTGCTCCTCCTATTATAATCGGTTTATTGTTCATGTCCTATATATTCGTGACTACCACAAATACGTTTATTGTCGGCATAATGATTATTGAAAATATTATTATGTGTAATATCTTTCCTAAGTTTCATATTCTTACTTGTGGGTCGCCATAACGGGGAATGTTCACGATAGTAAATCATTTTAGGGTGTGCCGTTCGTGAGAAGTATCTGTAGTCATCTGCCAAGTGTATCTCACCAATAGCATCAGAGAATCTAACTCCAATTCCCATGCCTTGGTAATCTGGTAATATAACTGTTCTACTTCCTCTCCAAGCATTTTTAATGTATCCATTGGGCATCGTCATACTGGCATTAAAGGCGACTACATTGCCGTCCATTACTCCAACATAACATCTTGATGCTGCGGCTAAATCTCCGCTTAAATAGTGATGGTCTTTAAACATTCCCCAGATACTGCGGTCTGCCTTATATATTTCGATATTGATTTCTGGTCGGACAAAAAAAAACCGTCATACAAATGACCCATATCGGTATTTATGACCCATTCAGGCTCAAGCCAATCGATTACCCCTATTGAGAATTCGTCTGGTAATGATTCTGGTAGTGCCCAAGGATAGAACTCTGAAGTACCGTTAAAGATACAATCAAACGCCTTCTCACTTACCTTAATGAACTCATCCGTTTCTACGGATACTGTAAGTGGCACATCCTTACGCTTTAATACTTCTCGTACTTCAAACATTTAACAAAGATACGTAAAAAAAACGAATAAATCAAATTTTTTAACACAAAAAGCCAAGACGTTGCGTTAACGTCTCGGCATATATTCGTGTTTTGTTTGTAAATTACTTACCAGTAAGTCTCTTTTCTAGGTTCGCGATACGGGTTTCTAGAAGAGCTTCTTTGGACTCTTTTTGTTCTTGGAGCCAAGTACCTTTAGCCTTAGCAACCTCTTCAAGGACAATACCTTCAATCATTGCTACCAAGTCATTCTCGGTAATCTTAACGGTTTCATTTATAGGTGTTTTTTTGTTAGACATATCAAAATAGTATTAAGCTTAGATTATTTTTCACTTAATAAATATGTCGAAAAAGACTAAAAGTCTTGATTATCACCCCTTACAACGTAAAATAATTCTAGAAGCTCCTCCTCTGTGAGTCTTTTTATCTGAGAGAACAAGTATGTTGCTTCTTTTAAGTGAACTGCTTTGGTAGTGGTAATCACTTCTGGAGTGGATTCTTTTGTGGTTAAATTATAGGTTCTCAAACTCATGCTTAGTTTTATTTATTAGTTCTATTTCTGCATTAGGTAAATATCGTGATAATTGGTCAGCGACTTGTTTATTTGATACTACCACCCACTCTAGTGACCCGCCATTGGATGTGTCTAATTCGGAAATACTTTTATCTATCTTACTTATGGGGTTACCAGTTAAACTAAGGAACTTCAGATTTTTTAGTTTATTTATACTTATTGGTAACTTGACTATGTTGTTATGGTTCAGCCCTAATATCGTTAGGTTCTCTAGTTCACCAATAGCCCCATCAATCTCCTTGAGCCTACATTTGGTGACTACTAAATGGTTAAGTCGCTTAAACCTACTAATGGTGTCTGGTATCCTCCCTAACATATCACCCTTAAATCGTAGGTTTAGCATATTTTCATCCATAAAGCTGAACATAACATAACCTAGATTGAACTTGAATAACCAGTTCTTATATCGCTTGTTGATTATGGTTCTAGAGTGTCCCAGTATTTCGAATAGTTCGTCTTCAAAGTAGTCAGATAGTTCGTCACTAACATCGAATAAATCCATGATGTTAGCTCTACCATCTTTCCTATCCATAAACTGATTACTCTCGAAGTGTAGCTGATAAATATCTTCCGTTTCGCCAGCAAAAAATCCAGTAGGTATTATAACATAGAGTTTGGACTTAGTTTTATCAGGTCGCAACTGTTGCGTATAACTTGTAAACATACCATTCCCCACCGAGTTGGTACACCAATTTGCAAAGTTGCTTAGGATGACAGATGCGTCTCTGGTCTTAGGAATATAAACAATGAAATGTCGGTCCTTAAATGGCATCTCAGCATCACCGTTATTAACAAAGCGCATCAAATCATTCTTCAACCCAGAGACATCCTTCTCAATATACGGGTCCACAGCGTCAAATAACTCTGATAGACTTCGGTATTGGTCAATGTTAGTACAATCCCCAATGTGCTTTAGGCTGA